GTATTTATCCTACATCAGAAGAGTTAGTTGCTGCTCAAGAAAAATTCGTTCAGCAAAGAGAACAAGGTTATTATAATCCAATTGTTGGTGGTGTTCCTGTTATACCTCCACCAGTTCCAGAAATTGGCGCAGCACCAATTAAAAAGACTTCCACTCCAAATGAAAAAGGTCGTCCAATCGGCGCTAAAGCTTCAGTTTATTCCAGAGATGCTATAGCTAAAGTTCTTGATAAAACAAAAGATTTGTATGCATTAGTAGAATCTGGTTTGAAAAAGAAATATTCTAAAAAGTCTTTAAATTCTGAACAAAAGAAATTAGCCAATGGTATTTCTGAGGCAATTATTATGGGTTCAGAATATGATTCTTGGAACAATTTAGCTATTGAAGTACTTAATGATCCAACAAAATTAGATCAATTAGGAATATTAAATAATATTCAAAATGTTGCCGCAGAACATGAATTAGATAGTTATGCTGCTGGTCTTTTATATCACAGCACTAAATATTCAGTGTAAAATCTAATAATATGTTCCTTTATAAAACATCATTTGAGAATATAGTTACTGCTTCAGTGAACTTTGATAAAAATATTTTGCTATCTCAAGCTTCACTTGAGCCACTGAAATCAATTATTCCTGCAACTGTTAATCTAGATAAAAATGTAGATTTAGTTGGTGCTGCGTTCAATGCTGCTGTTGTAAATCGTTTTAATAAAAATGGCGACGGCATTGACACAAATACAGCTATTGCATTTAAGAAATATTTTATACACAAGCCAACAAATATTGAACATAAAAAGCAAAGAGTAGTTGGTCATATCGTAAATTCAGCATTTTCATCTTATGGAGAAAATAAAATTCTATCAGATGATGATGTAAGAGGAACTTTGAATCCATTCAATATAGCTTTGGCGGCAGTTGTTTATAAAACAGTTGATCGCCAATTTGCTGATGCGCTTATGGATTCAAACGATCCAGAGTCTGCTTTGTTTGAAAGAATTAGCGCAAGTTGGGAAATTGGATTCAATGAATATTTAGTCGCCGTTGGTAGTTTAGATTTAAAGCAAGCTGAAATAATTACCAAAAAAGAACAAATTGAAGAGTTTAAGAAATATCTAAAAGGTTTTGATGGTCCTGGCGTGATGAATGATGGTACTCCTGTATATCGTTTAGTCACTGGTCGTATTTATCCTTTGGGTATCGGATTCACAACAAATCCTGCCGCTGATGTTCAAGGAGTTGTAATTGATGATGGTACATCTGCAATGAAAACAGAAAATGATGAAGAAGAAAACGAAGAGGAGGATGATGAGGAAGATGAGATGGAAGTCGAAGAAGCTGAATGTTATGAAGTAAATTCTTTAGATTTACTAAGTTTAAATAATAAATTATTTTCACAATCTGATAAACAACCTGTAAATAATACCAAAACTAAAATTATGGATTTAGAACAAATACTATCTGCATTAAAGACAGTTCTCGCTGAAAAGCAAGAAACTGTTAAGTTTAGTGAAGAAGCAGTTGCCTCAATTTCTGCTAAAATCGCTGACAGCATTAAACAAAAGAACGAAGAAAACAAGCTAGAGATGGAGAAGGCTGAAGTCGCTAAGGCTGAAGCAATCGCTCAAGCTGAACAATTCAAGAAAGATCTTGAAGATAACAACAAGAAGCTAGCTGAGACAGCCGCAAAGCTAGAAGAACTTCAAAACACAATTTCTGCACAAGCCGCTCAAGAAATTTATAATTCTAGAATGGCTAATCTTGATAGCGAATACGATCTAGATGAAGTTGATCGTAGTTATCTAGCCAAAGAAATTTCTGGTTTAGATACATCTGATGAAGCTTTCGCCTCATATAAGGAGAAGCTCGCTGTTCTATTTAGACACAAGAACAGAGCTTCCAAGCAAGATCAAGATAAGATTTTCCAAGAGCGTCTTGAAGCCGAGTTGGCTAAGAGAATGGGACAAGTTAAGACTCAACAAACTGAAGTTGTCCAAAAGACAGTTGAAGTTGAAACAGCTTTGGCTAATGCCAAACGCGAAGAGCCAGCTATACCCGCTCAAGCAAACACTCCAACAGAAACAAAGACTTCTTGGAAGGAAAGACTAGGTAAGGCTTTCAGTAAGGAAAATATAACAGTTAAATTTTAAAAATATATGTCACTAAGATTATATCCATTCAGACAGTATAGCGACGTTGATGTTGTCAACATGTTCGCAAGCGACACTGTTGATGCCAGTCCATCTACAAATGGCAATGGTTCAGCTGGTGTTTTCGTTAAGGTATCTGCTGGTAATTTGGACCTAGATCCAATTCAGTACACAGCTACCGATATCACAAATACACTTGGTAAGGCAGATTACCCATTCTTGGGCGCTGCTCAGTATCCTGCTGTACCTTTGAGATTCACTGCTGCTACAGCTGGTGAGCCAGTTCTTGGTCTTACACTAAATCAAACTCTAGCCGCTGATGAAAACGGTGAGAGACTACTTTATAATCCTGTAAAGCGCGCTGAACTACAAGCTGTTCTAACCGGACAAGCTGTACCTGTAGCTACTCGCGGTATCTTTACTCTAGCTGATACAGCTATCGACTGGGTTGATGGAAGCATGACAGTAAACAACCACCTCGTTATCTCTGCTAACGCTGGTAAGGTTTCTGGTCTAGCTGCTTCTACAGTTTCCCCAATCACTGGAAGCACAAGCATCATTGGCCGCATTCTTGGCACTGGTCAACGTGTTTCTCAGAATGGTAAGAGTGATTATTTCGCCGGTACAACTACTGGTAAGTACGCTCTAGTTCAGATCGATTGTACCACATCTTACGTTGTCTAATCTATAACTGTTTAATAATATGAAAATCGTTTTAAAGAGAACAGATGAACAAGTTGAGCTAATCAAAGCTCTAGCCTCCAAGAACCGTGAAGTAGCCTTTGATGCTCAAGTTGCATTGGCTGAATTCATTGGCCCAGTATTGGCTGAAGTTATTAACAATGCTCCTACCGTTTCTAACTTGTTCACAAGTCTTCAATTCAATGCTGAAGACAATCCTTCAATTCCTCTCGACCTATATTACGACATCTTCGATGAGGACTATATCAAGGTTTACAGCCAGAGCGTAGCTGGTGGTCTACCTCAGAACGTAGTTCAACCTCTCGCTTCTGAGTTGAAGATCGCTACTTATCGTCTTGATAGCGCTGTCACTTTCGACAAGAAGTACGCTGCCAAGAGTCGTCTAGATGTAGTTAGCAAGTCTTTCACTCGCGTAGCTCAAGAAGTTATGCTAAAGCAAGAGAGAACTTCAGCTAACCTCCTCATGACTGCTCTAGCTCAAGCTTCAACCGGAAATGATGGTACTGCTGCAAACAATTATCACGTTTTCCGTACTGCTGCTGCTGGTCGTTTCGTATTAAACGATCTAAACAAGCTATTCACCAAGATCAAGCGTAACAACGCTTCATTCGTTGGTGGTACTCCTACTGGTGCTCGTAGAGGTCTAACAGATCTTATCGTTTCTCCAGAAATCGTTGAGGAGATTCGTGGTATGGCTTATAACCCAATCAATACTAAGGAAGCTCCAATTACTGCTGGTTCAAATACAGCTGGTAATGCTCCAGTAGTCGCTACAGACGCTGTTCGCGATCAGATCTTCAGTCAAGCTGGTCTTCCTGAATTCTATGGTGTTAGCATCATGGAAATTCTTGAACTCGGTGTTGGTAAGAAGTTCAATACCATCTTTGATACTGTCGCTGGTGCTACAGCTTATGCTGACCACTATGGTATCAATGCTTACGGTGGCACTGCCACAGCCTTCAATGGTGCTGCCGAAGAGATTATCGTTGGTCTAGACAGATCACGCGATTCTCTAATTCGCGCTATCGCTGTTGATGCTGACAGCGGTTCTGAATTCAATCTCGTCGCTGATGATCAGTACACACTACGTCAGGGTAAGATTGGCTACTATGGTTCACTTGAAGAGGGCCGTATGGTTCTCGACAATCGCGCTCTAGTTGGTCTAATTGTCTAATATATAGTATATTCATAACAAATGGGCGTTATCCGAAAGGGTAACGCCTTTTTTATTGAATATTTATAAATTTGTGTAATATAGTATATGGCTAAAAAGTCTATAAAGAAAAATAAACAATCAGATGCTAAAAAGCCTGAACCTATCAAATCAGAATTAGATAATCTAACTCTTGCTGATGGTAAAGTACATGTTGATCCAGATATTGAAAGGGTCAAGCAATTAGAAGAGATTTTGGGTATTAAAAAGATGAATCCATTTGGCACATCTAATATCGAAGTTTTTAAGGAAAAGTTGAGTGAAATGACTATCGTTGATATGCAGCACATGTGCGAAAAGGTTGGTATATTCGCAAGTGGTTCGCGACAAGAAATAAGAGAAAAGCTTTTGCGCGAATTTAAATCCACAAATAAAGGTACTATTTCCATGATGGTTCAGAATCCATCTTTAATTTTAGATCCAAATAATCCAAAACATCAAAAGACTTTAAAAATTTTAAAGGAAATATAATATAATATAA